GCCGAAAGCTGGGAATGTCAAGAGAGGAAATCTTCCGACTGAGCAAGATAGACCGCAAGACGTTCCTCGAATTGGTTACAAAGAGACAGCCAAGCCAATTCAGCAAGGCTGTAACAATCCGAAAAGGCTAAGACGTTATGTTTATCAAGGAAGCTGAAATAAACGTCGTACAGGCGGCAGAAAGGCGTATATTGGAGTGTTTCAACAGACACAAGAACGTCTGTCTGTCTTTTTCGGGCGGAAAAGACAGCATTTGCCTGTCCGACATGGTTGTCAAGACGATGCAGAAATACGGCATCGCCTTTTCCCGTCTCATGGTAATCTTCTTCGATGAGGAAGCCATCTACCCCGATTGTGAGCAGATTGCGATGGAATGGCGGGGCAAGTTCATGTCTCTCGGTGCCAAGTTCTATTGGTTCTGTCTGCCCATCAAACACTTCAACTGCTGTAACAAGCTGGCCAACGATGAGACATTCATCTGCTGGGAGCCGGGCAAGGAAAGCGTGTGGGTAAGACAGAAGCCCAAGTTTGCCATCACCAACCATGCGCAGTTCAAAATGGGAATGTCGTATCAGGAGTTCGGACGCAAGGTGTGGAATAAGATACCCACGATGGTAGGCATCCGAATGGCTGAGAGCGTCCAGCGTCGTGGTGTAGTCGCTTCGATGAGGAACGCTGACAAGTTCGTTTACCCGCTCTATGATTGGCGGGATAACGACGTATGGCTGTATGTCAAGACCCGTGGGCTGAATATCCCCGTCACCTACCTGTATCTCTACAAGGTGGGTGTTCCCCTCAATAAGCTGCGTATCTCGCAGTTCTTCAGCATCGACACCATCAAGACGTTGCCCAAGGTGCTGGAGTTCTATCCCGACCTGTATGAGCGCATCATCAAGCGTGAGCCTAATGCCGACCTCGTTATGCTCTATTGGGACACCGAAATGTTCCGTTCCAGCAAACAGGACAAGGCTTTCGGAAACGAGCACAACGAGCGTGAGCGGTTGAACAAAGCCATGCTCGATGCCGCCAAGTCACCGTCTGACTTCCCCGGCTACGACGTGGCCAAGCGTCTATACGCGAAGCTGCTCCCCGCACACTCAGACAAGGTTGTGAAGCGTATATACGAGATACTGATAGCTGGCGACCCAAAGAAGCGCACTTACCGCGCTGTGTCGCTGGATATGATGCGAGACCTCGCAGACAGAGACAGAAAGGAAAACCCAAAGCTGTGACATCATGGAAGATAAAGAGAAGATGAGCATGTCCGAAGCTGGAAAGCTCGGAGCAGAGGTTGCCAACAAAATCATCGCTGACCGTATAGCGGAAGCAAAGGAAGAGTTTCTCGGCATACTTGAAAAGTCTGCCGGCATGGTTGCGACCGCTTGCCGTAAAGCCAATATCAGCAGGCCGACATACTACCGCTGGCGCGATGAGGACAAGGAGTTCGCTGAGAGGTGCGATGACATCAAGGAGATACAGAAAGACGGTGCGGAAGCCCTCATCCTAAAGAAGATGAAAGACGGTGACACCTCGATGCTCATCTTCTACGCCAAGACACAGATGAAGGACAGGGGCTACGTGGAGCGTCGTGAGCTGGTAGGAAGGGACGGCCAAGACCTCATCAAGCATGAACAGGTAGACCTTACCAAGCTGACACCCGAACAGCGGGAAGCATTGCTCGCCATCGGAACAGACATATTGAACCGCAAAGACGAATGACGCGCAGGGTCGATTATGCAGAGCTGGCCCTACAGGTTGTCGCGGATGAGTGCAGCAGGAAGTTCTTTTTCTTTGTTCAGACGTTTTGGGACGTTATCATCAAGGAAAAGCCTGTCTTTAACTGGCATATCCCTTACCTGTGTGAAGAGCTGGAGAAGCTGTCGGTGTGCATCATAAACCGACAGCCGAAACCGTATGACCTCATCATCAACATACCGCCCGGCACGACCAAATCGACCATCGTCACCATCATGTGGCCCGTATGGTTGTGGTGCAATGACCCGACCATCCGTATTATTACCAACTCCTATTCGGGAGGTCTGAGTATTGAACACGCCACGAAGTCAAAGGACATCATACAGAGCGACAAGTTCCAGCAACTCTTCCCGAATATTCAGATAAGGCGTGACAAATCGGGAAAGCAGAACTACGAGAACACCGCCACGGGCTACAGGTACGCCACATCTACGGGCGCAACGATTACGGGTTTCCATGCGCACGTCATCATCAACGATGACCCGCAGAACCCGAAGCAGGCTGAGAGCGACCAGATGCGCATCGCTGCCAACGAACATACAAAGACGCTATCAAGCCGTAAGGTGGATAAGGCGAACACTCCTGTTGTCACCATTATGCAACGATTGCATGAAGAGGACGTGACAGGCTACCTGTTGAAGCGCAAGGGTGAGAACATTCGGCATATATGCCTACCAGCAGAAGATTGTGAGGACGTGAAGCCCGCAGATCTACGCGCCCGATATGTCGATGGGCTGTTAGACCCCGTTCGTCTGAGCCGCGCTGTGCTGGAGGAAGCGAAGATAGACCTCGGTTCACGCGGCTACGCAGGTCAGTACGGACAGACCCCGACGGCAGCTGGAGGTAACATCGTCAAGGAAGCATGGTTCAAGCATATCAGCTGGGCTGACTTCCGAGCCTTGCGCTTTAAGGAGCCGATACACTTCTTTCTCGACAGCGCGTATGAGGAAAGGAAACAGAAGAGCGACAATGACCCGTCGGGCATTATAGCGACCTGTAAGATTGGCAACAACCTGTACATATATAACGCTAAAAAAGTGTGGAAAGACTTCCCCGAACTGCTGGCGTTCCTACCCGAATATCTCTACGCCAACGACTATTCGAGTGAGAGCACGTTGCGCATCGAGCCAAAGGCCAACGGAAAGAGCATCGTCCAGCAGCTCATGGCCACGACAGACCTCAACGTGGTTGAGACACCGCCGCCAAAAGACAGCAAGGCCACAAGGCTTCACGCTGTCAGTCCGAAGATTGAGTGCGGGCGCGTGTGGATTGTTGAGGGAGATTGGAATGAAGAGTTCATAGATGAGGTGTGCGGTTTCCCGACCAAGGCACACGACGAATATGTAGATATCCTCGGCTATGCCATCGACTATCACCTAAATGACAGCTTCGAGGTACCCGAATATGTAGACGATATGTTTTAACTTCTAAAAATAAACCAACAATGGCAGGAATTTTGCAGATGGTCACGAACTACCTATTCGCGGTAGCTGGCCGAAACCAAGAGTTCGAACAGCTCATTGCCAACAAGGACATTGGGCGAGTAAAACAACTGTTCACCAGCAACAAGGATGAGGTGGACATCGCGCGTGCTGAGTATGACACGGAAACGCACAATATACTCAATCGCCCCGACAAGATTCTCAGAGACAAGGATGGCAAGCGAACAGGCTCCGTCAAGCGATGGAAGCTGCCCGTTGGCTATCCTGTATATATCAATGAGATTGCGCTTGTGTTCATCTTCGGGCGACCTGTCAAGTGGGCACAGACGAGCGAGGGCACAGATGACGCATTCAACGCGTACAACAAGCTCATCAAGTCTACCCGCTTCAACTCTAAGGTGAGACAATGGAAACGCCTTGCAGGCTCTGAAACAGAAGCTGCGATGCTGTTCCGCGTGTTCAAGGACAGAGAGGGAAACCCCGATTGTCAGATTAGGGTGCTGGCAGCAAGCAAGGGCGATGAGATATACGCCCGCTGGGACTTGTATGAGAACCTCGTTTCGTTTGCCTGGGGCTACCACGTCAAGGACAGCGCATCGGAAAGCTCATATCACTTTGACATCTTCACGGCTGATATGATATACCGCTGCAAGCAGGTGCTGACAGGCTGGGAGGTAACACCCGAAGAGAACCCTATCGGGAAAATACCCGTCATCTTGCTCCAGCAGGAAAAAGAGTGGGCGGGCGCACAGCGTCTCATCGAGCGAGAGGAATACGTTGGTTCACGGACTGCAGATACCAACGATTATTTCAGCGACCCGAAATTCATCGTCGATGCTGACATCATCAAATCTATGCCGAAAAAGGACGATGAGAACAAGACTCTCGTTGCAAAGCCCGGCACGAACACCAAAGACGTGGCCCACTACCTCACATGGGACAGCGCACCCGAGAGCAAGAAACAGGAGCTGGAGTGGCTGGAAAAGCATATCCTCACAAAGACATTCACGCCCAACATCGACTTCGACAACATGAAGGGGCTTTCCAATGTGAGCGGAAAGGCTCTCAAACAGATGATGCTGTTGGCAGACATCAAGGCTCAGAAGCGAAAGGACACCCTCGACGAACTGATGGACAGGGTGAGTTCCCTGCTCACGGCCATCATCGGCAACGTCCTCGACACGTCACTCTACCAGCAATGCCAAGAGCTTACCATCGAGCATGAGTTCCAAGAGCCTTTCGGTGAGGACATCACAGAAGCCATCGACAACATCGTAAAGGCAAAAGATGGCGGTATATTGAGCACAGAGACGGCCATCGAGCTTAACCCGATAGTCAAAGACCATTTGCGGGAGCAAGAGCGCGTGGACGGGGAAGCCGAGAAAGCTGCGGAGCGACAGCGTGACATCTTCGGTGCCGCTCAGACGAAAGATGACGTTTTCGGCGGGGCTGAGTAAATGAGGAAGACAGCCAAGCCGAAACAACCTCAGAGGGTCAGAGACAGGATATGCGACGAGTGCGCATACCTGTATGACCCGCACGAGATAGGGTACAACGGAGAGCCTTTCCTTGCCCGCTGTCCGTTCAAGCCATACTCGATATTTAGAAGAGACAAGGCGTGTGAAGATAACTTTGAACCGTACAATGGCTAAGAAGCAACAACCAAAGAGCATACAGATTGACACCTATACGGCTGGCATATTCGGACGCACCGAGGGATATGCCGACAGGGTGAGACAGCTCTACGCCAACGCTGTCACGGAGCTTCTGAAGCTCACAGCGTCACAGGGTATCGGTGAGGATGAGACATTCGAGTTTGACAAGCTCCCGAAGCGTCTCAGAGAGGAAGCGAACAAGATATTGCGCTTGCTATATGCGTCTGTCTATAACGAGGTGCAGCACGGCATCAGGGCTGAGTGGCAATATGCCAACCTGTCAAACGACATCATCATCAAGCGTATCTTTGGCGATGCGGTGTTCAAGAACGAGGGAAACCACTTCGCACGGTGGTTTGCCCGAAACGAACAGGCGATGGACGCTTTCCTAAAACGAAAGAGCGGCCCTAAGAGATTGGGGCTGTCAGAAAGGATATGGAACTATACGGGGCAGCTCAAAGACGAAATGGAGCTTGCCCTGTCCGTGTCTATGGGTGAGGGTGAGAGTTCGTCCAGCATATCGCGCAGGGTGCGCCAATACCTACAGGAACCCGACCGTCTCTTCCGACACGTCAAGGGTAAGGATGGGAAGATGCGATGGTCAAAGGCTGCAAAGGAATACCTAAAGACACATGACGTTGGCCGTGGGCAGTACCTGTCAAGCTATAAGAACGCCATGAGATTGACACGCACCGAGACGAACATGGCCTACAGGTCAGCAGATTGCGAGAGGTGGCAGCAGCTTGACTTCGTGCTGGGAATACACATCGAGAGGTCGAAGCGTGGCGAGAAGTTCGAGTGTGAGCTATGCGACCAGCTGGCAGGCGACTATCCCAAAGGTTTCAACTTTACGGGCTGGCACCCTCAATGTCGCTGCATAGCGACACCAATACTTGCGACCGTGGATGAGATGGTAGCTATGCGCAAGGCTATGAAAGAGGGCAAGAACCCGCGTTCCGTGCTCGCTCCAGGGCGGTATGTCACAGAGCCGCCAAGAGGCTTCACAGATTGGGTTGCAAACAACAGGGAGCGCATCGAGAACGCTGCATCTGTTCCTTACTTCATCCGTGACAACTTCAAGGACGGGAACATCGACAACGGATATTCATGGGTCAAGACCAAACGGCAGAAATCACAAGCTGAGAAAGATGCCATCGCTGCCCAATGGAACGAGCGCAAGCGGCATAACGCGCTCATCACGAAGATGGGCAACAATGTCTATAACGTGGCCGCTCAGTACCCCGACGTTGACGTGACAGAGCTGGTTGCAGCCATCAACAGCGGGCAGATCTCCAAGATTGAGCAACAGGCAAAGGCCGTGGCTCAACAGGTGGGCAAGCTGAACAAACAGCTGGCTGGCATGACCTCGCTCATAGATGACCCGAAACAATGGATGAAACAGGGCTTCAAGGTGAGCGAGCTACAGACCTGCCATGACAACGTACAAAAGACGCTACAGGGCTGGAAAGACAAATATCAGACAGATAGCTGGCTCAAATCGAAATACGCCACAGAGAGCGACTATCTGCTGCACAAACTGCAATATGAGATTGCCGATGTCATCAACAAAAAGAAATATTCGACGTGGCAGGTGGCTCAGAGTGCCTATTCGAAGCAATATAACATCGAACAGGACAAAAAAGATTGGTTCCTTATCAAGCAGCAGCAGACAGACCTCGATACGAAGCTTGCAAGCGGTCTCTACGCTCATCAAATCGACGTTCTTGATAAAGCGGTCAGCGCACACAACAAAACGGCAGCACAAGCCCAAATCGCGGTCTTGCAGCAGTGGGTCAAGATTAACGACGTACTGGAGGAAGCGATGGCGTTCAAGACGAAGAGCACGCCTTACCTCGACCTCATCACACAGCTTCAGAACAACATCATGGCTGGAGACCTTGCAGCGTCTCAGTCCACCGTCACCGCCATGCAAGCCAAGCGGCAAGAGCTGGCCAAGAAAAAGGCGCAACGCACCAAGGGCAAGGCTACAGGCATTGAGGTAACAGACAAAGAGCTGACGAAGAAGCCTACCAATGCTGACATCGTGGTTATGGCAGGACGTTTGGCTGAAAGGCGTCTGTCAGATGCGAGAAAAGGCAAGGCTTTCCTTACGACAGCACAGACAGATGCCTACAGGGAGCTTGCCGATGCCGTCCGACTGAAAGATGAGACAAAAGTTCTCGACCTGTTGAAGCGGCTGGGCGATGACCTCACATCGACATACGGAGCTGCCCGAAAAGATGCCGCTGTGTGGGCACAGACTGAGAAAGAAGCCGATGACACGTTCTTTGACAACGCGGTCAAGACCTACGCCCTGTCAAGTGCAGATGAGCGTACGGCCATCAGAAGCTATACGAGAGCGAGCGGATATATTACCAAGTTCCTCAGAGGTATTGACGGCTACCTCGAATATGACTACAGCTACGCGCAAATGGCTGAGAAGCATTCAAACGACATGACAAGCTATATTGCCCGTAGCCGAATGGAGCATGACATCTGGCTAAAGCGCGATGAGATATGCGCCTTTGCGACATACAGGTGGGGGCTGAACGTCACGGAGCTGTGCGATGCCGAAATGAAGCGTGTCGAAACGCTCAATGAGATAACCGACCTCCAGCATCAGATTAGCTCCTATGCGGGGAAAGCCATATTGACCGATACGGAAAAGGCTCAACTCCAAACGTGGGATAAGAGGAAAAAGAAGTTGGAGAGCGACCTCACGAAGATTACTCAGACAGCGCAATCGCTGGTAGGTCGTATCGGTACCGATGACAGCTTCATGTCTTGCGGTTCCTGTAGGGGAACGAACTTCAGCGGAACGGGTGGCGACAACAAATATGGCCGTCCGAGGGTCATACTGAACATCTTTTGTCCCGCTGGTACCTGCGCGACCTATGCCGACCCGTTCAACTATTACACCAACGGCAATTCATCAAAGCCGTGGGATGGCAAGACGAAGCACAGCTACACGGGTGAGAATGAGTTCTTCATGCAGCGCGGCACAACCATGCGCGTGACGAAAGCGGAATATGACTACAGCAAGGATATCCTCTTCCTCGACGTGGAAATCATATCTCAGAAGTGGCCAGACTTCGAGATTGAGTCTGTTTCGGGCGGCGGTTACAAAGCCAAGTTCAAGTAACAGAGAGAGCGTACCACCTGTGAGTGATACGCTCTCAACCGTTGTGCGGACAATGGTCAGTGCGAATATTTCTCGATATACCACTTCTTGAAGTCCTCGACGTTGCCCATGCCGTCGTTATGGAATTGGAAGCGGTTATACAGCAAGGCTTTCAATGTCATTGGCACATTGTCTGTCTCGCACATCTTACTCAACCCATCCCTGTGGTAAGCGGACAAGAAATCTTCAAAAGCATTTTCCGAGCCGTTTTCCATCATGCCGACCCATATCTCTTCGTATTTCCAAAGGTTACGGTTCTCATAGCCCAGGCGGGCGGGAGGCTCTGCTTCACCTTGATAGTGCCGGCAGAACGTCAATAGTTCATTTTTGCTCATCGTGCATATATTTTATTGAATTCGTAGATAGTGTTCAAGATGCGATGGTCGAGCTTGCTCTTCGCCAGCTCCAGCATGTCCGCTGGTATCTCGTAGATACATTCAGCGATTGAGCCTGTTATTGCCCCGATGGTGTCCGCGTCACCGCCAAGGGCGATGGCCCTGCGGATAGCGTCCTCGAATGACGTTGCGCTGAGAGCGCACCAAATGGCCATCGGCACGGTCTCATCTGCCCGCTCAGAATAGAAATACAAATCCTGCTGTGTCTCATAGTCAGCATCCAGCACGGGAATGTCATATCGGAACTCTGCCCGGATGACAGCGGCCACGTCCTCGTAATCGTCGCTGTAATGGTGATTGAGCAGGTAGATGCAGCGGGCGACCGCCTGTGCTGCCCTGATGCCGTCCCAATGGCTGTGAGTAGCGAGAGCCGACCTCGATGCTATATCCAGCACCTCGTTTATGTCCTCAGAGTAATACGCACAGGGTGCCACACGCATTGCAGACCCGTTTCCGAGCGAGTTATACCCTACATAGCTATCCGAGTTAAGCCACACCGCGAAAGACGCGCCATAGCCCCCTGTAGGCTGCGGATAGAGGTGTCCCCACGTCTTGTATGCCATCGGGAAGTCCTCATCTGTTATCATGGCCAGAGCCGTTGCGCCCGTCAAGATGGTGTCATCCGTAAAGTCACACCCTTTCGGGAACAGCTCGCAGTTATAGTTCTTGTTGTGTCTGAACTCATAGAACGAGCCAGCGATGTCACCGATGGCCGCTCCGAATAATCTTACCTCATTGATTCTCTTCTTCATTGCTTCCTGTGTTTAATGTTACCAACACGCCCTGTCGGATGGTGCATTTACGACCCTCGTAGGGCTTATCCTTGATGTCTCCAACAGCTCGCAGGCTCTCATACGATATGCCGACCACCTCACGCGGGAAAGCCTCGTATATGGCCTTTTTCGAGCCGAAATAATAGTGCCGCTTACCGTTGACAGGCTCGCGGAACTCAACGTGAATGACTTTCAGCTGTCTCTTCATCGTGTCTCTTTCTTGATTTCAAGTGCAAAGGTACTGCAAATATCTGTCATTTGCAAGTACCTCTGCCGTTTTAACTATTCGCCAAGCTGTTCCAATATACGCTTGACAGCGTATTTGGCGTTGGCTGTTATCTGACGCTGCCAAGCTCCGTTGGCGCGTGACCATTTGAAGGCGTTGTGCTTTAACAGGTCTCGAACATCAGACGATGGTATGTCCGAGAAGATGAAGCGGACACGCTCATCCGAATAGCACCAAGCGAGAATTCCCCAGCTGTACTCCTGTTCCGTGTCCTCAGTCTGAGCCATCGCCTCATGCCGCTTCATGCGCTGTTCCGCATCTTTGATTTTGGCAAGGTTGTTACTGAGGGTGTAGCTGGCAAAGCCTGGCGACTGAAAATCCCACTTCGGATGGAGTATTTCGATGCTGGTCTGCTCATCGAAGCCGAGGGCCACCAGCTCATCGACCTGCTCAACCTCTGAGAGCTTCTTGTTACGGACAATCTTATTCGCCGCTTTCATCATTTCCTGTGAGCGCGTGAGCTTGTCAATCTTATCCTGTAGGCGTTCGACCTCTGCCCAGCCCGTGAGCCTTTCCTGTCGGTTGCAACGCTTGATAACTTTCTCTGCCCACTCGTCGAGACGTTCGCGGGCGTTATGCTCCGCTGCGTTGGTGCGCTCATGTCTGCGGAACGTGGCGGGCTTCCAGCCACCTGCGCCTGTTATCATCTGAGAGAAGCACCGGCTCATAGCTCCGAGCCATTCCTTGTACTTCTCGATGTAGCGGGCTTCGTAGTCGTCCCTCACATCTTCTGGGAGCTGAGACAGGAAACGGGTAAGCTCCGATTCCAAGCTGTCCATCATGTGCTCTCCCCACCTGTCGGGGTCCATACTGATGCCCTGTCCGCTGCGACGGGCTAAATCCTTGATTGCGTTTACTGAGTTTCTTCTTTCCATAATCGAATTGCGTTTTTAGATTGTTGTTATATTGAAATTGAGCTGACTTGCGTAACGTCTGCCGTCCTCTATGGCCTGTATCATCCTGTGATAGTGATAGTGGCCGCGCTCCCCCTCTTTGGGCGCATCTGCAGCTACCAGCGCGTCCACCAGCTCGCGGGGTGCGCCAACGGTCTGAGTGATGATAATGTTCTTCCAGCATGTGTCATAGTGCTTCTTTCCCTGCTTCCAAATGGTGAAATACCCGTTGCGATAGACAGGCCGACCTTCGACCTGTTCTATCTCCTTGTATTGGTTCGTGTGGTGGTTGCGGTTGAGAGAGCAACCGAACGGATTTAATACCTTTGCCATGTTACTTCTTGATTTTGAGTTGAACCGTTATCTGTTTGTCTGAGCCACGTTGCCATCCCTCACAGCGTACCGAGCCGTTCTGAGCCAGCCCCTGGGCTGCAATAAGCGGGATGATGACTGAATAATAGTAACCTGCGAAAATGAGCTGTACGCCCTTTTTCGTGAGTGCCCACCCTGTCACGGTCACGGTGTCGAAATATCCCCGCTCCTCGATGTGGTAGTGATACTCTTTTCGGTTGAGCCTGTGACAGAGCTTTTCAGAGAGCTTGCTGGCGTAGCGGTGCGTGTCTGTTTCGCTTGCCTGTTCGCAGATCTCCACGGGATAGATGAAGTCATCCGAGTTCTCGTCCATCGGATTGAGTTCCAGCTGGCCGTCAATGCTGACAGATGCCATGACGTAGGTGTCTTCGTCGTAATTGTCATCGTGGCCATAGTCCATGACCATGCCGAGGTGACAGGTGATGCCGTCAAGATAAACGACGGTGCCGATTGGTAGCTTTTCCATAACTATGCTTTTTTGTTGAGTTCGTAATATACATAGACGCATTTGTTCGCCGTGTTCCATGTGTCGTAACACACACCGTCCACTATGGCTGTCAGATGGTTAGATACCTTCAAGATGAAGCGTCCTTTCGGGTGAGCCTTACAGAAGCCTTCCACGGTGAAACGCTTCCCGTCTTTGGTGAGACCTATCGATTTCCTTACGAAGCCTTGTGCTTCAAACACGGTCCTGTAGTTATATTTGTCCGTGGGGACGTTGTAGGTCTTGCGGGCGTTCTCAGTCAAAAGGTCGAAAGCGTCCAGCCATGTCAAGTCTGCTGCGATGGCGAATGCGCGGATAACACAATCGCCTTTCACGCTCTTATTCTGCGGCTCTGTCGGGTTGGGCTGCATGATAGAGAAATATTTCGTCTCTTTATAATAGTCCGCTTTGGTCTTTATCGTTGCCATGATTACAGGGATTGAAAGGTTGTTAAAATGCTGTCTTGAAATTTAAGAGCTTCATCCATTCTTTGAGTTCGCTGTCAGTATAGCGGTCTACTACCTCACGAGACAAAGACGGCTCGCTGTTAAGGATGATTTGCCGAGCTTTCTCGCGGCTCACTTTGATTGTCTGTTTCTTGATTTTCATGTTACTTGTCTGATTGTGGGCGGTTGGTTAGGCCGCCCGTTACCTTAGATGCTTTTGAGTGCTTCAAGACCTGTCTCAGTCCATGATTTCAGAAGTCTGTAATACTCCAGCTTGCCTACCCTTTCGAGCTTAATGCGGTTGCCGTTAATGTCCTTAAAGACATCGTGGCGGATGATACGCTCTGCTGCTTCGGGTGAGAAATACGTCGGGTAGAGTGGTGAGAACTCGTAGGTTGTCATGTGGTTTTCGTCGGTGGTGACAGTCATCATGCGCTCCCTGTTTATTACGATGCTGTTGCACTTACACAGACAGCATCCGTATAGTTCGGGATGGGTCAAATATTCTATTTCCTTGTTACACACATCGAGAACGCTTTCACTCTTCTTGATGATGCTCTGAATGTCAATTGCTGCCATATCTGAATTGCGTTAATAGTTATTACTCTGTTAGGGGAGCGTGTAGATGATAGTTGCTCCCTGTCTCTGTGCTTCCTGTTTGGCGACCTTGATGGCCTCACGGTATGTCATGCTGTCCGTGAAGAAAGCCTTTGATACGTCCTTATATCCAGCTGTACTTCCGATTGAGAAAGCCCACGAACCACGCCCCTTTGGGGCTTTATCATATTCTCTCTCATAGAGGTGTGTTGCTACGGTGATTTGGCTAAGTGCTACCATGTCGAATAGGTGTTAAAGGGTTATTACTTCAAGATTTTCACTAAGAGGTCGATGTCCAGCTGCCACAGATTGCTTTCATGCTCCAGCTTCCAAGTGAGATACGCTTTCTCTCCAACCAATTCGATGGCCTTTGCTCTGAGGTCAGTTGACGAACACTTCTGAGCCTGTTCGATGATGAACGTCACCAGCTCTTCACGGAGCTGCCAGAGTTCCGTCTTTTGCTGGTTTGCGTCGTAGAGCTGTTCCTTGACGGTCTCGAACTTCCGTCTGAGGTCTGCAATCTCTTCGACCTTGCAATCTACGTTGTGGTCAAGAGCAGCTGCGCGTGATGCTTGATTGGCAGCTTCCTTTACCATAGCGTCGTAGGCTTTCTGAATACCACCCTGCTTTTTCCACTGCTTGCACCAAGCGTCCTTGTCGAGATTACTACGGTTATACTCCGGCTCGATTTCGGTGTGATAGTAATATTCCGTGGGTCTGAAACCCGTCCTGTCGATAAATTCTGAAATTAACATAACTGCGAAAATTTTTATTTGTTGTTACCTATCTTTCTTTTGTCGAGTGCTTGTTAAGCGTTTCTCGTTTACGGTGCAAAAGTAATACATATATCCGATATGTGCAAGGTTCGTAGCAAAAAACTTGTTTCTTTTTACAAAGTTTAACATAATTATCCCATATTATTTATTAGTGCTTTATAGGCACTTTATCAAAAAGAATATGTATCTTTGCACATGTTTTCTTTTTAATCGCTATAATATGAATAAGAAATTACTGAAAGTTCTGCAAGACAAATGCAAAGATTTTGGATTGACAGACAAGGCAATCGAGGAGCTGGCAGGACTGGCTTCCGAGGGTCTGACAGATGAGACCTCAGATGAGGACATCGAGAAGAAAGCGGATTCTCTCATACCTTTCGCCAAAGCCATGCAAGGCGAGATAACGAGGAAGACGCGCAAGCCAACTCAGAAATCGAAGTCCAAGCCATCTAAGAAAGAGGGCGAGGAAGAGGAAGAAGAGGTGGTTGAGACCGAAGATGAGCTGGAGGGTGCGCCCGATTGGTTCAAGTCTTACAAGAAGAAAGTCGATGCCACCATCGACAAGCTTCAGAGGGACAACGAGACCTTGAAAGCTGAGAAAAAGGCTGGCGAACGCAAGAGCCACATCACGGAGCTGGCAAGGAAGGCTGGCGTGTCTGAGAAGATGATGGAAGCGCAAATCGCGCTCCACGAAGCTTACGAAGAGGGCGATGACGATGCGGTCAACGCTGCTCTCGCTGCCATCAAGCAGGTTTCCGTAAACGAGAAGCTTCCCTCAGAGGACACCGCCGACATTCTCTCTTCGTCTGAACAGGCAATGAAAGACGATGCTGAAGCATGGGCAAACACGTTGTCCGACGCTAAGTAGCCGCGCGTGCCTATTGTCTAACAATCAAAACCAAAAAGCAAAATGGCTATCACACAAGACAGAACCGCCATCCCTGCCGCCAAGGAACCGTTCTGGCGCAAGGAAGTGAAGATGTTGCCTGGTGGTTTCAGCTTCAAGCAGGAATTTCCGCAGGGTAGCATCATCCGCAAGGCTTCGCCTCTGTATGTCGATTTCGACACCATGAGCGCAGCCGTCGTGAAGATTGGTAAGGTGTTGCAGGGTGGTACAACCGCCGCTCCCCGTCTCGCAAAGGGTCACAACTTTGTGCCGGGCGACACCGTGATGACCGTGGGCAACACGGCCAACGCTGTTACCGTGAAGTCTGTAGACCGAAGCAACACCGCTTACGATGTTGTGACGTTCTCCGCAGCTCTCACGGGTGCTACAAAGGACGCTTTCGTACAGGAAGCTAAGAATACCGCAGCTGAGGGTCAGACGGCCGTATACGCGCCCGCCTACACTCCCAATATGGTGCTGGGTGCTGACGTGGAAATCAAGGAACAGGGCCTGTTCACGCTTGATGCAGCTTTCGATGCTGTCATCTTGAAGAGCATCGCCGCTCCTATTCCCGACAGCTGGCTCATCGAGGGAGGTGCGGCCCTTAAGACCAATCCGCGTATCATGTATATTAACCAATAAAAAGTTTAGCGAACTATGCCAAAGCCAGTTCTTCTGAGTTCCCTGTTCGGTGAACTCACAAAAAATGTACAGGTGCGCTTTGATACCGCGAGCCGTCTGCACAAGCAGGTGTTCGACCGCGTTATCTACCGCGACTACCTCGATTGGGACTCTCCGAGCATCGGACTGGACTTCGAAGCCATGCTGGGTAAGTACAACCTTACCATCGCAGCCGCTACCGTCGGTCTCGACGCAAAGGAGCCTATCATCGACCCCAACGGGCTGGAGACGTTCAAGAACACCGTTCTGAAACACGCTCAGACCCGTCCGCTCGCTGCCAAGGACTACCGCAAGATACTCCAGCTGCTCGACAGCAAGAGCATCAGCGACAAGGCCAAGAAGCAGCAGCTCATCAACCTCATGTGGGGCGAAGTCCGCGACGTTGTGAACGCCGTGGAAGCCAAGCTCGACATCATCTTCCTCACTGCTCTCTCGAATGAGGGCAAGTTTACTTTCGATACCACCAACAACCCCGAAGGTGGTGTTCGTGGCGACGTGAACTTCAAGTTCGATGCCGCTAACGCCTACAAGTCCACCGTGCAGTGGACTGAGGAGAACATCGAAAACGTGGACTGCATGGAAGACCTGCAAGCCGTTCTCGACCTCGCAGAGGATAAGGCCATCCTCGGACAGATTCTCATGGCACCGAGCAAGGTGTCATACATGTGCCGCTCTCCAAAGTTGAAGAGAATGATCTTCGGACAGGACAAGAGCGCGTCTATCCTCCAGCTGGCTCAGATTAACCAGTACCTCGAAGCCAACGACTATCCCACCATCAAGAAGATGAAGCGTCAGTGCAACATCCGTGGCGTGGATGGCAAGCTCACGACAATCACCCCGTGGAACGCGAACAACATCGTGTTCATCCCCGAGGGCAAGCTGGGAACCGTGCCCAACGCCTACGCAGACAGCGAGCTGAAGCCCGAAAGCGACGTGGCATACTCCATGTATGACCGCATCCGCGTATCTCAGTGGAATGTCGGTGAGACGAAGGGCGCCAACTATGGTGAGTTCACCAAGGCAGAGGTTATGGCTCTCCCGACCATCACGGAGGGCAATGGTATCTTCACCCTCAAAACCGTCTATTCCGAATGAGCAACCTCACGAATTCTGACGCTGTAAGAGCCAAGTGCAAGCTCATCTGCAACACTTGCTATGTGGATAGCGACGTACTCGCTGCCACGCTCTCTGACGTTGGGCTGGAAGCTGACGTGAAGGCGACACCTAACGACCCTCTGATTGTGGAATGTGCCATCCTCATCGTCAAGGGCTGGGTAGAGACCTCACGGAGCGAGAACGGCATCAGCACAAGCATCGACAAGGATAAGCTGGAACAGAATATTCTGTTTTGGTGTAACCGTGCGGGGCTTGATGCGTCGGAGTTCCTGAATGACCTCGTTACGGTAGAGAACGGTTCAGACCTATGGTAAGCGTATGAGAACCAACGGCTATCTGTACTATCCGACATCGGCTACCGCTCCGACCTTTAATGACGATGGAGTACCCGTTACCACATCTCAGCATGGCTGGAGCGATGCCGTTCCCTGTCATATCCGCACCGTGTCATCGACCAGCAATGGGAGATATGAGGACGGCACGTTCCATCAAGCATCTTTCGAGGTGCTGACAGAGCGTAACACCGTACCCCTTGACACCCAAAAGGTCAAGCTCGAACGAAGCGGAAAGACGCTGGGAGAGTTCCAAGTACAGGGGATGCCCGAAGAGATTTCCCTCGACCGCATTAAAATTGTTGTGTGATATGCCCGGCAGAATGATTACGAATGTGGCCGACATCGTGGACGGCATCAAGTCACAGGTTGAGGAGCAGATGGATGACCTGCTTTACGCCCTGCAATATGTAGGCGAGAGCTGTGTCAAGATTGCCCGCGAAGAGCTGCCCAAGTCAAGGGGCGGCAACTCATACGAAGACCAAACGGGAAACCTCAGAAGCAGTATCGGCTATATCATCGTCCGCGATGGTAAGATATACTCAAAAAGTGTTCCCGACAAGGTGAAGAATGGCGATGAGGGAATACAGAAAGGACAGGCCTACCTCGAAAGCCTTGCCCAAAAGTGGGGCAGACAGGGTGCCTATCTGATTGTCTCAGCTGGAATGAACTACGCGGAGTACGTCGAAGCGAGAGGTTATGTCGTGCTGTCATCGGCAGAGCTGGCAGCTCCCGACCTGCTCCGCGAAATTTTATCCAAGTTAGGCTTTAAGATGAAGTGACTATGGCTACGAAATCAAGTAAGAAAATCGAGCGAGACATCTTCCGAATGCTGAAAAACAGCGACCTGTCAGAAGCGATTGGCGGGAAGTTCTACCGCGACGGGATGAGACCGATGGACGCTACAGGTGAAGATGCCGTTGTGAAGTTCCTCACTGGCACCGACACACAGGAGCAGAACGGTGTAGTCCTTCTGCACGTCTACGTCCCCGACAGGGATATTTACGGGAACGGTGCGCTGGTTGAGGATATTGGCAGGGTCGAAGCCCTCGAAGATGTCATCATCGAAGCTCTCGACACGATAAACAGCACAGAGTACATCATCAAGCGGGACGGAACACCTCAGAGCTACGTGAGCCAAGACTACAACGGGCAACATTTCATCAATGCCCGTATCAGTTACAGACGTTCAATTTTTAACGAATAAAAAAGCGCGATTATGGCAAAGAAACAAGTTATCATGGCATGGTCAGAGTGCGAAATCGAGATTGGCAAGACAGGTGCCAATGACGCGATGGCAGAAACTCTGACAAGCGTAGGCGTGATTAAGGATAAGTCCTCTACGCTGGAGCCTTCCGATGGTGACGTGCTCGAAGCTAAGTCTACGGGCGGTCACACCGTCGCAAAGGAACAGCAAGAAGGAGGCTTCACGCTCAAGACCCGTGTCATCGAGCCTGATGCAGCACTTGAAACAACTCTCGGCATCGCCACCGCTGAAGCTGAGAATGAGAGCAAAGTGAAGACACACATCGTCGATGGCGATTGGTCTGTCAAGCTGACACCTAAGAATGTCGGTGCGCGTGGCATCAAGGCCCCGAAGACCAATATCTCCTACAAGCCCGGCTGGAGCGAGGAAGAGGGAAACTATGTAGACCTCGAGTTCGAAATCCTGTTTGGTGCGCAGGACTATTGGTACGCCAAGTTCAAGAAGGTTGCCGCTGCTAACAACGGCTAACCACCTCACGGCCATCGTCCAGCGGACAGGACACCGCAACAATGCGGAGACACAGGTTCGAATCCTGTTGGCTTTTCAATCTTATTATGACCTATGGAGAAAGTAACAGCAAAAACTATCGAAAAGCAGGTTGCGGAAGCCATTCTCCAGCAGCCTTTGGGCGTTGTGACGCTGAGAGGAAAGGACTACCCCGTTAGCCATCCCTCACCCGCAACGCTCATAATCGTTTCAGAGCTATGCGCAGGTCTGCCCAATGTCGATGCAAAGGGCAACATGCTGACAGAGGTTCTGAGGACGGCCAGGAACAGCGCGGTAATCGGCAAGATTATCGCCACGCTCATCTTAGGTGCCAAGCGTATCAGGGAGAACCACACGGTCGAAACAACCTATACGGCTTCATCCAGTGGCCTGTGGCGGCGTTTGTTTGGCTTGCCCGATAAGCAGACTACCGTGACAAAGAAAGTGGCTGAAATCGACTATTTCGCCAATATCCTGTTAGAGGACTTCACTCCATCGCAGCTGGCCACTCTCGCTACCGACCTGTTCGTCTATTCTGAGGTGACGGATTTTTTCGGGCTTACCACTTCCCTGTGCGCAGCAAATCTCATTCGAAGCACAACGGGAGTGGTGACAGCATCTGGGGAGTGATATTAAGCTGGGCCAAGGCGTTCAACACCACGTTTGAGCATGTCCTTTACGATATGAGCTACCTCAACTGCATCATGTACAGCAGCGCGATGCCCCTCTATGACGATGAGGAAGATACGTGGGATGACATGCTTGATGCCAACAATCCCGACAATTTCGACGATAACGACGAAGATATTTATGTAAGATGACGCAAGATAACGGACAAATCAACTTCACCGTTGGGCTGGATGACACCGAAGCTCAGCAGGGCGCGGAACGTCTCGGACAGACATTCGAGCAGACAGGCGAGAGCGCGGAAGCCGCTGGCCGTCGCATCGACGCTGTTTTTGACCAAACGGGCGCAGGTGCGGAAAGTGCGGGTGCGCGTATAGACGCATCATTCCAGCAGGCAGAAAAGGTTGGAAAGCGTGTTGAGGACACTTTCCATCGACAGGCCATGTCCGCCCGTGAACTGTCAGAGACCATCGACGTACAAGCTAAGGTCGTGGCAGATCTCCGCGACAGGTATGAGAAAGCGAAGCGAGCTGCCGATGAAGCATTTGGCGGCGACGATGTAAACAAGTACAACCAGCTTGTCGAGGTACAAGAGCAGCTCAAAAAAGAGTATGACGATGAAGTGGAAGCCCTCACACGTCTCAACGCACAGCGCGAAGCTATGGACACATCGGGACAGGCAGAGCAGAGCCTACGGATGCAGCTCAGAAACATCACACAAGAGCTTGCGACCGTGGTACTGCAGTATCGCGCCATGTCCGACGCTGAGAGAGCGAGCGCACAGGGTCAAGAGATGGCACGCCATATCGAGGAACTGACGGATAAGGCAGGAAACCTTCGTGACGCGATGGATGATGCGAACCAGGCCATACGTGGTGCCGCGAGCGACACGCAGAACTTCGACGCAATCGCGCAGGGTCTGAATATCGTCACCTCAACAGCTGGAGCTGCCGAAGGTGCGCTCTCGATGCTGGGCGTGAGCCAAGAGGAACTGATGGATATTCAGACGAAGCTACAGGCATCGCTGGCCATCAGCAACGCCTTGTCTGTCATTCAGAACAATATACAAAAGCAGAGTGCGCTCATGCTGGGTGTGAGACGCGCACAGGAATATGCCGCGTCGCTGGCCATCGGTGTCCGCACAGCTGCCGAGGGTAAGGGAGTTATCGCCACAAAGGCTGCAACCATAGCACAAGCTGCTTTCAACGCGGTCGCTAAGGCCAACCCATACGTATTACTTGCAACGGCTCTCATCACGGTTGTAGGGGCTTTGGCAGCTTTTACACTCGGCTCTAAGAAAGCTGCTGAAGCTGAGAAAAAACAGGCAGAGGAAGCTCAGAAGCTCAAAGAGAAGCAAGAGGAAATGGCCAACGCTCTCGGACAGGCTGCTGGTAATATCGAAGCTAAGTACCGCTCACTACAGGCACAATGGAACCGCCTAAAGACCGACGCTGAGAAAACGAAGTGGATAAAGGACAATGCGAGCGCGTTCAAAGAACTGGGTCTGAAAGTCAATGGTGTAGCTGACGCAGAGCAGGTACTGGTAAAACTTGCGCCACAGGTCATCGCTGCCCTCAAAGCGGTTGCGGAAGCGGAGGCTTACAGCGACCTTTACAAGCAGGCTATAGTGAAGCGTGCAACGGAATGGGAACACCGTGTAAAAGGTACAGCTACAGGCGACACTTACAAGCCGGTTACTAAGGGCGAAAAAATACAGTCAAGCATAAGTACCCCGCAAGAATGGATTGACGCTGGCTTGACTTATGGCACTGATTATAGCACGTCTGTTATTCAGAACAGTTTACTGCAAGCATATACGCTGACAAAAGCAGGTGTTGACAAAATAAACAAGTACAGAAACGACCAGGCTGTTGCACTTAGAAACAAGCTTGAAGCAGGCTACAATGAGGAAGTGGACTTCTATGCGGGCAAATGGGAAGAAGCAGAACAAAAAGCCGCAGCTGCCAAGGCAAAGATACCTCAGAACCTCAGAGCCGACAGCGGCGACGGTGGTGGCGGCGGGCGTACAGGCAAGACAAAAGAACAGCTGGAGCGCGAAGCACAACAAGCCGCAGATGCCTATAACAAGGCTCTCGAAGCCGCTAAAAGGAAACAGGAAGACGCCGAACTGGAGTTCTACGAAAACGAGTACCAGCGACAGCTTGCACAGATGCACCTCAACCACAATCGCATCCTTGCTGAGATAGACCGCGAACAGGCAGAGCTGCTGGAAAAGAAAAAGGCATCACAGGGAGCTGGCGCAACGCTCTCTGACGATGAGCTTCAAATGTTCAAGGACAGGCGCGATGCTGAGAACCAAGCCTACCAGCGGAGCATACAGGCCCGCATACGGGAAAAGGCTGACAAGGAAAAGGCTGACATGGAAGCCTACCTCATCGAATACGGTACCTACCAGCAGCGCGTCAACGCCATACATCAAAAATACGCAGACCTGCGGGCAAAGGCTGAGACAGAGGGCGCAAAGCTCTCTCTCGCACAACAGGAACAGGCTGACATCGACGCTCTCAACCAGCGTTTCGGCTATGCTACACAGGCGATGGCCGACCTGTTCGCTGACGCAAGCCAAAAGAGCGTCAAGGAGATACAGAAGATTATCGACAAATATGAGGCCCTCATCAAGTTCATGCAGGGTCAGAAGACTGCCGATATGGGCGGTTCGTCTGCACCGACCGTCACAACAGACCAGCTGAAAGGGCTGGGCTTCTCGGATGAGGACATCAAGAAGGTGCAGAGCGGTGAGATACGCATCAAAGACCTCACGGATGCCATCAAGCAGCTGAAAGGCGAGCTGGGCGACCGTTCCCCGTGGATGACATTCGAGAAGAATATCAGCGATGCCGTGAAGAAGCTCAAAGAGGGCGACCTCGCTGGAGGTATCGGCGGCATTGGCGATGCCGTCACGCAGTTCACTCCGGCTGTCAAAGCTATGGGCGACCAGCTGGGACAGGCTTTCGGCTTCGACACAGGCACGTTCGATGACGCTATGCAGATGCTTGACGGTCTCGGACAGGGCGCACAGGCTGCGGGTCAGATAATGAGCGGTGACTTCATCGGCGGCGCAATGAGCGCGGTTTCCGCAATATCGAGCATTGGCAGTGCCATCACCAACATGATAGACCGCAAGCATGAGAAGCGCATACAGGAACTACAAGCTCAGATTGACAAGCTCGAAGACAGCTACAAGGATTTGGAAAAGGCTGTCAGTCGCACATATTCGTTTGTCAAGCAGAAGAACATCGACCTCGAAATAGAGAGCAAGAAAAATCAGATTGCCCTCATCAAGCAGCAGATTGAGGAAGAGCGCGACAAGAAAAAGACAGACCACGGAAAGATTGACGAGTGGGAAAAGAAAATCCGTGAGCTGGAGCGCGACATCGAAGACCTCAGAGAAGCTGCCGTTGATGCCATCTTCGGTGAGGACGTTAAGACTGCCATCGAGAATTTCTCCAGCGCGTATGCCGAAGCGTGGTCTAACGGTGAGGACAGGGCGAAGAGTGCCAAAGAGACCGTCAAGAACATGATGAAACAGATGGTCACGGAGAGCATCAAGTCCGCTATACAGGCAAGCGGCTCAATGGAGCGTATCAGGCAGAAGCTACAGCAGTTCTATGCCGACAGCGTCCTGTCTCCGTGGGAGCAGGACTACGTTATGAATATGGCCGAACAGCTCCAGCGAGACCTTGACAGGCAGTTCGGATGGGCTGACAGCTTGTTCGCTCCCGACAAATCTACATCACAGGACAGTACATCACGCGGCTTCGAGACGATGACACAGGACCAAGCAGCAGAGCTTAACGGACGCTTCACGGGCATACAGATGGAAACGTCTCAGATAAGCCGCAAGTTCGACATCACCAACGAGCATCACGCGACCATACGTGCCAATACGGCGGCAATAAGCGAGGGCGTAGGTCAGCTGGTAGAGCTACAGGGCGTGGCTGTCTCACACCTCGAAGCGATAGAGCGTAACACTAACGAGCTACCCGAAATGAACGAGCGGCTTGCAAAGATAGAAAAGAATACGAGAAATCTATGACACCAAAGAGAGTTTTAGACGAAGCTATTGCAATGGGAGCATGTTCGGAATCGGGCAAAGCTTCCGATTGGAAGTCCCTCGCTTGGCTCCTGTTCACGCCACAGGGCAGGGAGTTCTGCGAGGATAATCTCTTCCCCACCATCGAAATGTGGCGGGACATAAAGCCTCATGTCACCGACGATATGCACATCTTCATAGACAGGGGCACCTATCTCAAATCGCGCAATTCTGCCAACATCGCATTGGTTGGTGAAACCGAAGCAAAGCTGGAGTACAGCGGTGCTGACATGGTACATAAGGTTATCATCATGCACGGTGCGAAAGCGCGTATACGGGCCACGAACTACGCCGTAGTACTGGTTGTCATCATCGGCGAGGGATGCGTGGTAGAGTTTGATAATGACGAAACGGCAAAGATACTCAGATGACAGGAATTTGCAACATCAACGGAACAGATGCTTATGTGGCATGGGGCGTTATATTCACGGATGCGTCTCTCTCAGCATTGCGCAACTTTGCCCCGCTGAAGCCATACATCACCAACGAGGGCGCGAAGATAGACGGTGTACAGGTACTGTCCACGGGTAGCTATACCCCGAAAGTGGACAAGCGAGACCTCACGCTGGTATTCTTCATGTATGCCCGCAACACTACTCAGTTCAATCAACGGCTGGACGCTTTCGAGACAGAGATGCGCAAGGGCGCGTTTACCCTGTCTATGAGCGAGAGACCGAACACGCTTTACAGGTTGCAGTACCAGAGCTGCAACCAGTTCACATCGTTCAACGGACGGCTGGCCAAGTTCACGCTCAAATGCTTTGAGCCTAACCCCAACAACAGAGCGGCAGAATGATTAACATCTACGACAAGAACGGAGACCTGCGCCTACAGGTAGTAATCACCGCAAGCGACATATACCACAAGGAGCTGATGGTGAGTGAGTATGTGCAACTTGATTTCAAGCTCGCACAGCTTGTCCGTTTGCGCCGTGGTGACTATATAGACACAGAGTTCGGACGCTTCACCATCGCCAAAGTAGACCGCCCTCTGTATGACCCAAAGACGGGAGCCTACAGGTATGAGCAGAAGTTCCATGCAGATTGGGAATATTGGCGCAAGCGCATACTTTATTACAACCGTCAGACGGGCAAGGAAAAGGCGTGGAAGATGACACAGACCGCCAGCTTTTTCATGCAGGTAGTCATCGACAACCTCAAAGCGGAAGGCTTCGGGCAGTTCTCCTTTGCCGTCGATGCGAGCTTAACGGAAATGAAGCTGGTGGAGTTCGACAGTACTGACATCATCGCCGCGCTGGGAAAGATTGCCGAGGTGTTCGAGAGCGAATGGTGGCTGGAGAACAGGACAATCCACCTCAGTCGATGCGAGTACGGTACCGCCGTCAATCTCTCGCTGGATAGTGGTTTGTCACGTCTCGACCGCGATGCGTCGCAGGACACCCTATATGTGACACGTCTCGTAGCTTTTGGATCTACGCGCAACATACCTACCGACTACCGCACAGATGAAGATGATGACCTTGTACGTGAAGGGCTGGTTGAGAAGCGTCTGAAGCTCCCGAAACTATACCCCCACCTTGATGCGTGGGAGAACCTACAGGTAGAAGAGATTGAAGAGGGCATAGTCATCTTTGATGACATCTACCCTCGGCGTGTCGGCACCATCGAGAATATCAGCACAAAGGAATACACCGACGTTGTGGAGCATGAGGACGGGACTACGACAAGCGTCAAGTGGAATGCATACCGCTTCACGGACAGCGGGATAGTGTTCCACAAAGAATATGTGCTGGAGGGTCAAGAGCTACGTCTTGTCTTTCAGACGGGAAAGCTTGCCGGCATGGATTTCGCCCTCACGTTCAACCCCGATGGCATATCCGATGAGACAGACCCACGGGCGCAGGTGTTCGAGATTGTCCGCTCTGATGACTATGGCGTGAACCTGCCAAGTGACAGCTTCCATCCCGAAGTGACGGACGAATATATCATGTACGGCTTCGACATCAAGCTGGTATCTGACCAATACGTCACAAGGGCTGAGAATGAGCTTCTGTTGAGGGCGCGTGAATGGCTCACTAAGAACAGCGAAGATAAGAGCGTCTATACGGCTGACACCGACAAGGTGCGTGCTGCTGGATTTACGACAGGCGATGACGGCCAGCTCCACTACCTCGAAGCGGACGAGATAGACCTTGACGTGGGACAGCGTGTATGTCTCATCGACGGCAACTATTTCGATGCTGGCTACAAGAACAGCCGCGTGAGAATGTTCGAGAAGCACCTTGACAACAAGTTCAACGCAACATATACCATCGGTGACTCCAGCGCGTACAGCGGCTCTGCTGCCCTCGAAAGCAAGGTGGACGCTCTCACATATATGTCAGACACCTACAACGCAGCTACGGGAACGGGAGGCGGTGTATATGTCATCAAGCGCAACGACACGACACAGCCGACCGATTTCAACGTCTATTCTGCCCTTCGTTCCAAGCTGGAGTTCGTCAGCAAGAGGTACGATGACATCGTGAACGGGCTGCTTAAGTTCGTCAAGGGTGCGACATTCGGAGACTTTGCCGACGGTCTCACGGGCTTTGGCGGCAAGATAGACGGTCATGGTAACGGAGTGCTGGAGAGCCTTTCCCTGCGTCGGTTCCTCGAAGTCCCCGAACTAAGGTACAACCGTGTGAGCATACAGGTAGGCAACAAGTGGCGCGCTCCGGGCGGTGGTATAATCGAGAGCGTCACGCCCGACTACGACCAACAGGGGAACGTCCTCATGACGGGAACGGTGACACTACACCTCGAATATGGGGAGATTGGCCATGTGGCCGTCGATGACATCTGCCAGGGCGTATATCACGACGGCATCACACTCTCGAACAATGATGCAGCAAGCTACGACGATGGTATCGGTAACTTCAAGTTCGCTGGTTTCTTCACATGCTATTTCCGCATCACGGAGATAATCGAGACAGGCAGGAACATGAAGTTCCGCTATGCTCTCAGACCCGTATCGGAACGCTGGACGCAGATACACCATCCATGTGAAGCGATGCACTTCGTCGTATATGGCAGCTTCACCGACAAAGACCGTCAGCAGTCACGTTACTCTACCCTCACCTATGAGCGGTACCTAAAGGACGTGAACGATTGGGAGTTTACGAAACACAACATCGGTGCTCAGTTTGGCGACCTCAGTAACCTTTCCGTGTTTGGGCTGAACATGACGGGATATTCGGCATATCTGAATAACATCTATATGTCGGGCGTTATTGAGCAGTTCGCAGAACTACCGCTGCGCATGGAGATTGATACGCAAGGTGACGGCTTCCTCGCTTTTGGCGAGAGCCTGTTGGCTACCTGTACCGTTCTGAGGGGCTGGGAAGACCTTACGCCCGAAGTGATACGCTGGACGGTGGTACGTGACAGCAGCGACCCTGCCGACGATGCAGCATGGCTTCTGAGGGATAAGGTGAGGAACTTCAGCGGACAGCTGGAGATATTCCACAACGAAGACCCGACCATCGACGATTTGGGCAATACGAACAACCTCAGTACCCTGTTCACGTTCACAGCCTATCTTGCCGATGGCAGCAACGCTTCATTCACATTAAAAATATAGCAATATGGAAAGTCAAAAGAAAAGAATACGCAGGGAATATGAGCCATTGACAACGATGGCCAGCCTTGTGTGTACGTCACCATCTTCGCCCGTGACACAGGTGTACAACTCGAACAACGGGCAATATGAGCCAGACAGGTCGCTTACGCCCACGGTGGTACACCCCGACGTGGTGGCCAACGCAAAGGACGGAAGCTGGAAAACCCCGCAGTCCAACCCGTACCTTGCGGACATGAAGTGGCTCATCAACGGTGTGGATATTTCCACCATCACGGAATGGCAGGGCAAATATGAGATAGACCTCGTAGGCGCAACACGCGGCGACATCATCCTCAAAAGGAACCTTGCGCCCGGCACATACCTCGAACTGAGCTTTGAAGCCAATCTCGCAGATAACCGTCTTGGCGTGAACCTGCCTATCAAGACAGACCCGATTATACTCTCCACGGTGGATAAGAGCGAAGATGATTTCGGCATGGATATTGGCGATGACCAAATCATTCAATACGACCCGTTCAAGGATGTCCTCCACCGATATGAATACAAGACCTCGCACGGACTGCAGGTACCAAGCGCGTCGGCAGAGAGCGCGGCACGCGATGACGTGAACAGCTACGAGCGAACCGTCCCTATCCATCTCTATAAGGGAAAGGACATCGTTCCCGTGACAGACTACAGCGTGAAGCTCTTTCAAGTGACGGGAGTAGTGAGCGGTGTCCCGCAGCTCACAGAGCTTACGACGGACAACGCAGATGAGGTAGAGAGCATTGCCAGCGATGGTGTAACGCTTGACCTCAGACTGATAGCGAAGCGTGACTACCTCATACGGGCATACGTTGAGAATGTCGCAGTGGCACAGAAGCAGTTCAGCGTGAACCGCATTTTCCCGAAGTTCAATGTCAGACCCACCAACGGCACAAGCATTGCCCCGCAGGACATAGAGCGTTACGACGTGGCCATGGTCGATTATGACGGCAATATCGTGGACGTTCCCGAAAGCATAGTGAGCATCATTTGGAAGACTGATACGGAAGCCTTGAAGGGTGTTGTTCACGGAGAGGGCGGCGACATCGTGATACAGCTCTCGAAGACGGGTATCGGCGACACCTATCTTGACGATTGGATGGACGTGTACTGCGAGGGCGACCAAAAGCCAGTCCATTCTGTTGCCACGGACGAGGACGGTAACGAGTTCACCGATGAGAACGGAGATACACTAATTTTCAACTGATATGAGGTACATCATTGCAGACAAGGTGCGGGCTATTGATGCGGGCATCGCACTGAAAGGTCACAGGGAAAAAAACGCCTTTATACTCTTGAATGAGAAAGAGGTCGCCAACCTCCCCGCTCTTGCAGCCTACCCGACGCTGGAAGAGAAATGCGAGCGCATCTTGGGAACCATCTACACACATGAACAGATTATTCACCAATTAGAACAGGAGGATTGGAACAATGCCTAACAACTACAGCGCACAGGGTAGCATCACGGTCAAGCGATTGCGCCAGGGAAGCACGCTCTTCCTTACCCTCGAAAACAACGGAATACCACTCTACCAAGGCGTAGACCCCGTGAGCGGTGCGGTAAGTCCAGATTGGACACAGCCGGCAAACCAGCCTGTCGTGACACCCGTAGCCACGACATCGCGCGGCCTTGCCGTCTCTCTGAGTAACCACAACTGGTATTACAACAATGCCACGACACCCATTGCGTTCACGGGAACGACTGAGGGTGGATGGACGAAGGACAGCACTGGAAAGTTCGCCATCAACAACACTACGGGCGCACTGAAAATAATCGCCAACCTCGCAAGCCTTACGAACATCGCCAACGACTACCTTCGTTATGCCGGTATCGCTACCGTCGCAGGTGTGGAGTACAACGTCGAGAAATCGACCGACATACTCATTCAGAATGTGGGTGCATCGTCGTATGTCGGCTTCATCATCGCGTCCACCGAACAGCTCACGTCCTCAGTATTACAAGCTACGTTGACAACACAGCTACAGCTGGCAGCTGAGACTATCAGCACCTATCACGTCAAATGGTATCGTGACAATACGGAGTGGACTGAAAAGGCTGGCCAGAAGACCATCACCGTCACCCGTGACGATGTGGCAGGCACGCAGCTCTTCATCGCAGAGTTCTACAAGACATCGGCTGACACAGACCCGATTTACAGGGCTGGTGTGCGTATCATCGACACGCTGGATGACTTTCAGATTATCTGCTATATCACCAGCGCGAACAAAGAAGTCGATACGGGCATGCCTGTCACCGTCGCTGCAAAGATTGTCAATCAGACAACGGGCGCGGTCATCACGCCCACGAACCCGACATGGCGCATGGACGTTATGGATAAGGCAAGCTGGACGAGCATCAAGACATCGAACACCAACACCATCACCGTGACAACTACAGAGACAGACCGCAACAATCAGGAGAACGATGTGGAAGTCACGGCAGAATGTGATTGGGCTGACTGATTTATTTATTCACCATAAAAAGCAAGAACTATGGCAAAAAAGAACCTTGGAACGGCCACGCCCGTTTCGGCAATGCAGAAAGGAAACTCTGTCATCATCGAGGTCGGAGGTTCGGTGCGTCGTATTACGCTCACGGACTTCATCGCGGCCATCAATGAGGGTGAGACCGAACTGCTCTATTCATCTGCGTGGGGCATACCTCTGAAGCAGACCCAAAGCTCCCCTGCATGGGGGCGTGTCGGAAACCTCAACCTGTGGGAAGAGTACAAGTCACAAGCTGGACGCTACCTTGTCACAAACACGGGAAAGGCTGCGAAACTCGCTACCAACAACAGCGGTATTTATGCTGACGGCACGACGCTCGACGAGACTGCAGGGCATATTATGACCATCTTCCCCGATTTGTACTACATCGTCAAGGTGGATGCTCAGACAAACGTGCCGTATCTGTGGATGAGCATGATACCGCTCGGTGGCCACGTCATCAAAAGACCCTGTATCGCAGCCTACAAAGGGTCTATGAGCGGCTCCGCACTCGTTTCCCGTTCGGGAGTAGCACCAGCTGGCGCAAGAACCATCACGGCTTTTTGGAACGCCGCACAGGTAAACGGCAAGGCGTGGGGTCTCACGAACTATGAGCATCGTCGCTTCATGATGATGCTTGCCCTTTCTGAGTATGGCAACCCGAACATACAGGCGATGTTGGGCAATGGCGTGACAGGCTCTGCAAATGGAGCGTGGGACAGCGTATCATCTGCCATGCATACAGGAGAAACGAAGTCCCTGGGCGACGATTTCGGTGCAATAGACCTCGCATGGACTAACGCATCGGGCGCGGCAGTGACAGGCGCAAGCCACGTTTCCCTGTTGGGTATCGAAGACCCATACGGTTGGCAGTGGGAAATGATACAGGGCATATATTGCGGAAAGTCAGAAAACACCGCACAAGACGGCCATGAGGTATTCATCTATGATGGTAACAGGATGCCATCATCCGCAGAGCTGGCATCACACCCGAACGGTCAGTACAGACAGATCTCCCGCGTTAATGCGGATGGCTACATCAAGACCGAAACGCTGGGCGAATTCTTCGACCTCTTCCCGACGGCAACAGGCGGCGGCTCTACAAGCTATTGGTGCGATTACTTCTATCGCAACTTTGCTACAGGACAGCTGGTCCTGTGGGGCGGGTCTGCGTATAACGGCGCGTATTGCGGTCTCGCTTATGCGGACTCGAGTGCCGCTTTCTCGGGCTCGAACGCGAACATCGGGGCTCGCCTTGCTTATTACGGGGAACTGGAGTTTGTCAATGGAGCTGAAATCTGAGAGAATTAACAAGTTTAACAATGCAACCACGTTGCCCAAAAGCAACAATCTCACTTGTTCTTTGAGAGACTGAAAAACCCTCTGTCCTTTCCGTGGAAGAATCTCGGCTGGTTGGGAGGTCGCGCAACAAAGCGCGACCGACTTCCAGCGGCCACGGAACGAAAACCGACAGGTGACAGAGGTAGGTAGAGGGGAATGAGCTGGTCCTGTGGGGCGGGAATGCGAATAACGGCGCGAATTGCGGTCTCGCTTATGCGAACTCGAATAACGCTTTCTCGAACTCGAACGCGAACATCGGGGCTCGCCATACTTTGGTACGACGGAACGCCTAACCGTCCGTCGATAAACTTAAACATTCTCCGAGCCTTGCCCCTGCGCGTATAATCAACTACGCAGCGTAGCGGTCTGAGAACCGCGACGGCAGAACATCAAGTGCGGAAAGGTCTGCATCCTTGCGAGCAGACAAGCGCGATTAGTAGGTACGGTCTCGAAAGTCGCGGGCTGGTTATCCAAGCAAGCCGAAAGGTGAGCATCACACGGGATAATAAGATATGGGTCTGAAAAGACAAAATGAAAGTATGGCAAAGACAAAGAACATAGATTGGCGGTCGCTGGAACCTGCAACAATCGACTTCATCCTCAAAGCCCGGATAAGGGACTATTGGCTGAGTGTCGAGAGAAACGGGGGAAAGGAAGCCAAGCGGATAGGATGCCTGCTGGAAAGGATTGCCGACATCGACAACCTCAAAGACGCAGACAGGGAAGCACAGAGCGGCAAGGTTACAAAGAACCGATATATCCGCAGGCACAACGAGCGTGCTGAGCAAGACCTACGTGAGCTTCAGCTGATGATACTCACGGGAGATTTCCCCGAATGTGAGTATGAGTTCATGGAAGTGGTGAGCGATGCGGGCAAGCTGCGAAAGATTGCCAAACAGCGGTACTTCCCGTGGCGTATCCTACACCATGCCATAATGAGGGTGATAGGGCCTTACATATACAGGAGCTTGATTTACGACACATTCGCCTGTATCAAGGGAAAAGGACTTCACTTCGGAGTTAAGCGGATGAAGAGACAGCTCAGACGCTATCCCGAATACAAGTGGTTTTGGAAGACGGACTACAAGAAGTTCTACCTGTCAATACCTCACGACACCATCCGCTGGGCTATGCGTAGGAAGTTCAAGGACGAACGGCTGATAGACCTGCTGGAGATAGCCGTGTTCAGCTATTCGTCGGGCGACGATGTAATGGAAGCTCTCGAAGATGAGGAACGACGTAAAGCGCGGTGTGCCAATTGGCGCGTTCACAAGCCAGCCAATAGGAAACTTTGCCGCAAGTGTGGTAGACCATCACGTCAAGGAAAAGATGCGTGTGAAGTGCTACCTGCGGTATTGTGACGATTCCGTGGGACGTGCCAAGACAAAGGCACAGGCGCGGCGTGACATGCTGGAGTACGACCGCATTTCAAGGGAGATTGGGCTGGTAGTGAAGCACACGGCGGTGGTTGCGCCTATCGGCATCGAGATACGCAATGAGCGAAAGAAGAGCCGCAAGAGGAAACGAAGCAAGGGGTCGAACCATCGACTTTCTCGGCTACAGGTTCACGGGTCAGCGTGTCAAGCTCAGAAAGAGCATCAAGCAGACCTTTGCGCGGAAGAATAAACGTATAACCGACAAAGACAGGCGGCGCGAAGTCCTTGCCAGCTATTGGGGCTGGTGCAAGTGGGGCGATTGCAAACACCTGTGGAATAAATTAACGAACAACGATATGAGTTTTGCAGATTTAGGCATCAAGCAAAGGGAGCGCGTCAAGGACGGTCAGAAATACTTCGACGTTCCCGAAGAGAAACTGATGGACATCTTGAATGTCCCCATCACCGTGGTAGACTTCCAAGACAACGTGACTACCAAACAGGGGCCATGGCGGTATTATGTCCTGTGCGAGAAACAGAACGGACAGCGGTTCAAGTTCGTAACGAACTGCTTCAACATCAAGGACGTGCTCGACCAAGCGCGTGAAGCTGAGAACAACGGCCAGCGCGTGTTCCCCGTCAAGGACGTTATCATCAAGCGCAGGAGCCTCGGAGATGGCAAGAGCGCATATTATTTCGAAGAGTAATTCATATTTCAAAAACCATACGACAATGAAAGCAAACTATCAAATGCAGGAAATCCCCGAAAGCGGGGTACAGGTGACAATCGAAGGTACGCTGGTACGTCTGTTGTTCGACTTCTCGAAACCCGACAGCGAGGGCGGAGATACTCCGGCCGAGGATATCTATGATTGCGAGAGTGTGGACGTTCGCGGACGGGGCTATGGTGACATCGTGGCCGCCATCGTAAACGACCGCTACAACTCTGACAGCGTACAGGCTATCATGGCCAACTATGCGGAAGCCATAGACGCTGAGAGCGACATCGAGGCTGACAAGCGCACTGAATACGTCGCTGAATATAACGAGTACCAAGCTTTCCGCAAGCACGCAAAGGATATTGCGCACAAGGTTATTGAACTGATTAACAGATAGGGCCATGCCAACTGCACAAGGACACATCACGGTCAGACGCAGGGCAAAGAACGGTAACGACGGCATTGGTGTCACCATCACTTCACAAACGATAAGGTACGCTACGAGCACAAGCGGCACCGTCAAGCCAACATCGTGGGGAAAGCCCAACGTGATACCAGCCGTCGCCAACGGCAACTACCTGTGGACGTGGACTCACGTAGTCTATTCTGACAACACCGTGACTGACAGCTATTCTGTCAGCCGTATGGGTATTGACGGAAAGGGTATTCAGTCAAGCGTCGTTACTTATTGCCAAAAGGCGAATACCAGCACGAAGCCCGAAGATTTCCCCGCGTCTGATTGGGGAGCTTTCCCGACATCGCTCACAGACGGGTATTGGCTCTATATGCGGACGCACATCGTCTATTCAGACGGTGCCACGACCGACAGCTATTCTGTCTCTCAGATTGGCGTGGGTGCATACTATGCGGGTGTGTCCGAGTATTATGCCGCTGGTGCCAGCGCAACCGACGTGCCGCAAGGCGCAGCTACACCGGGCACATACGTAAACGGCCAGACTATAAGCACGACATGGAGCCAGCAGCGTCCGACGCTCAACATCGAAACGCCATACCTGTGGAACTTCGAAATAAGCGCGGACAGCCGAGGTAATAGGTATGTCACGGATGCACGCTGCATCGGTAATTTCGCCCGTGGCATAGTGAGCATCGTCGAGACCTATGCCATATCCGCATACAGCGACCCTGGCACAGGGCGCAAATATCCGAGCGACATCACATCGTGGACTGATGAACAGCAGAACGCGGCCCCGACAGAGGTCAAGCCGTTCCAATGGAATAAGACAGAGGTGACGTATAACGACGGCATCGAGGACTTCTACCATATCAGCGCGGTCAAGGGTGCGGACGGCAAAGGCGCGGTGTACATCGACATCGACAATGACAATGACAGCATCATGTACGACGGGACAGGAAACACCCGTATAGGCGACGCTGCCACGGCCAACCTCTACCTGTATGACAACGGCCAGCTGAAGAATGCCACGTTCACGGTATTTGATTGGTCGCTGGGAACGCTTACGGCGGCAGAGCGTCCGACCATATCGGGCATACAGCTAACAATTCCCCACATCAAGAAAGATGCGGGCTACGTCATCGTACGGTGCCTGTACAACAGCGTACCTTACTACGGACGGGTTACGGTCAAGCGGCTGTTGGGGAAAGATAAGTACGAGCTTGTAGTGACCCCGAATGCCATCACGTATAACGATTCCGCAGGGGAAGCGAGCGCAGACCATGTTGACATCAAGGTTTACCGCACGGCTCAGAACGGCACACGAACCGTCGTGGCGAAGCTCGCAGACTATTCGCTGAAGCTCCGATATTATTACGGAGATCAAGAAACCCCTGTGTCTATCACAGACAAGACTTCGTCAAATCCGAACGGGTATGCCAGCGGTGTGAACAGGCAGATTTATCCGAATATTTGGAATCAATACCGTTTCGAGATACTGGATGGAAATGACAACATTCTCGACTACGAGACCGTCACCATCGGACATATCTCGAATGGCGAGACAGGTAACGGGATAAGCCGCATCACTCAGTATTGGCTTGCCACCAGCGCAGCTTCGGGAGTGACAAAGCAAACGTCGGGCTGGACTACGGCAGTTCAGACGATGACTGAGACGAAACGCTACTTGTGGTACTATGAGGACATCACGTACACCAACGGCGATACGGACACATTCGGGCCAACCATCATCGGCGTGTTCGGGCAAACGGGCTACGGGATAGTGACATCTGTCCAGCGTGACAACTTCACGGAAGCACAGTGGAACACATACGGCACCGTAGGACATTCTGAGAGCTGGTCAGATACGAGCAGCGTCAGGAACGGGGCGCGTGTCGGCGACCTGTTCACCGTGGTAGGAAAGGCTACAGACACAGGAAACGCCCACACGCTCACATACAGGTGTACCAACGCATCGGGGAACCTCGCTGGCGTATGTATAAGCCATGCCATCGCTGAAGCTGGTGAGAATGGCGAGAATGGCATACGATATTGGTTGGAGCCGAACGTAAAAAAGGTCAAGCGATACCACACGGGCGACCTATCAGCAATATATTTCACCTGTTTGAAGAGAAAACAAGAGGGAAAAGGTGCCATATCAGAAGCGACAGATGCGGTAATGAGCTACACCTATACGAATGGAGGTTCTGACACCACCGTTGACAACTATTCGGGCGGCACGGTGTACATCGGGCTATGGTGGACTAAGGTTGTCATCAAGCTGAAGGTGGGCGGCGTAGAGGTGGCCAAAGAGACCATCGACGTTGAGGACGTGGCCAACAGCATTGGTAACAACCTGCTCAACGGAACGAACTTCGTGGACGCTTCCGACGATGGTACGACCTTTGCAAGCAACAAAGAGCTTATCCCTAACGCGGTTGACGGTCAGACTGCATTACGATGTTTGGGGACGTTTGCAAACGCTGCAATCGTGAATTTCTATCAGCATAAGATTATCAGAACGGGCGACATTCGCGTGCAGCCATCAACGTGGTACACGCTCTCGTTCTGGGCTAAAGGCGAAGCCTATGTACAGGCGAATGAGAACATCACGTCGCCGAACTACGGCTTTGCACAGGAAAGCTTCTATGCCATCGCAGGGGTGCAATATACCCTGTATGTGAACGGATATTGCAACTCACAGGCTGTCTCTGAGAGCCGTCAACTCCGTACATTTGTGTATAACAGCGATTGGAGCTGGAACCAAAGTAACGCTACGTCATCGACAACTGCAACAACATTCGCCATCACATTCACCGTGCCAACGACGGGGACGTACTACATTTCGTCATACGTCTATCCGAACACGTCAAGCGGTGCAGTCACATCTGCACAGTGCCGAGTGAACTGGTATAGACTGTACCGTGAGCGCAAGATGACAACGTATGTATATCCGTCGCTCATCGACACCTCGCAGGTGCAGGTCATAGATGGCGAGATACGCTCCGACGGCAGGCCGACAGACGGCAACAACACGCTCAGTCTTTCAACTACGTGGGTCAAGCATACTTTCTCTTTCAAGACGAAATCGACCTTACCGACGACAGACCAACACGTTCTGTTCAGACTTCCCGAAGGTTGCAACGGTGCGCAGGTTTGTATGGTCAAGCTGGAACGCGGCGTGTTCGCCACTGAGTGGTGCCGCTCTGAGTATGACAAGACGGGTGCCAAAGGTCTCGACGGATGCATCCAGCGCATATCTGAGTGGGTAGAGGGCGTGGAGTTCCGAAACGATGAGGGTCTGACAACAGGAACACGGTACCTCGACATCGCGGTTGTCACCAAGGGCGCGAACAGCTTCGATGCGTATAAATGTCTGCGGACACATACGTCCAGCAGCTCGATACCTGTCACAAATACGACCTATTGGCAGAAGTTCAACAATATGCAGCCTATCTATACGCCCATGATTATGGCGCAATACGCCCTGCTGCGGTTCTCTCAGACTAACCAGCTGCTCGTTATGAAGAGCGACGGCACAACGGTGGCTGCTGGTATGGGCGGCGGTACATATCCCCTGTGGGTGGGCGCGACTACACCCGAAAACGCCCCGTTCAAGGTGGACATCAACGGAAAGCTTATTGCAAGCGGTTGCGAGATTAAGGGTAATAGCACCATCGAGGGCATGCTGAAAGGTGTAACAGGCTCATTTCATTCTTTGGATTGTCTTGACTACAACGGCGTGAAGAATGGCGGCATAGACTTCAATAGCGGATATATGCGATTTAGCGGCCAATGTACTTTCTCTGGCGGAGTTACTTTTAATGGTGAGATACACCATCAAGGAGGTGACATCTTCTATGCTGGGAATATATTTTGCCGTGGTATGTTCGCGGCAATGCAAAGATACACCGTGATAGTCATGGGGTCATACGCATATTATTTCCCGACGCAATATTTGGCGACGTGGGACGTTTCAAAGGCCGTCTACGTGAGCCTTAATTCTGTGTCATCGGGAGGTCGCACCTATTATAGAATTGACTGCTATTCGCCAAACGGATATGACGCTTTGGCTGGTATGCCGATAGATACGGTGCTGTTCAGGATCAGCGGTTCAACGACGTATTATTACATACTTGATTTGCATCCTACGCAGCGAGTATTCGTTTGCAACATTAACGATGACCAAAACAACGTCGTTATATGCTGCAACGGTCAAGATGTGACATGGAATGGCGGAGAGATATCCTATGTACAAAACATGGGGTATGGAAGAATACTTCCGAGCAAGACCTCTAACGTGCTGGGAGCTGGCCAAATTGTCGGCCCGTTCAGAGATAATAATTGGTAACAATTTAATAAACAATACGACTATGAAGATAAATTTTGATATGTTCGAGGTCTTCACAGACCTTGCTAAGACACAGGTTGTTAGGCAGTCCATACGCAGGGACTTTGCCAACCTCATATATGTGAGCGGTAACGGCATCGAAGCACATGCCCTCGCTCTGAAGATATACAACGGCGACGCTGACACGGAGTACAGCCCGCAAGAGGTTGAGCTGATACGCCAATACTCACAGCGATGCGTCCCCTGTGTCATCGACGCTTTCGACAAGGTTTTGAACGGGCATTAACTTAAAATACTGAGACTATGAGCTGGGAAGTAATTGCATCCATATTGGGTGCGCTGGGCGGTTGGGAGGCTATCCGCTACCTCATCAATCGCAAATCGAACAAGCGGATAGCTGACGCACAGGCAGACCAAACAGAGTTTGCCGTGCTGAAAGAGACGGTTGAGTTCTTGCAGATACAGCTGAAAGAAAAGGAAGAGCGTTTCTGCAATCAGACTGACAGGCTGCGGAAAGTGCAGGATGAGTATTTCACATTGATGCAGGAACACGCTAAGACAGAGCTGGAACTCCAGCGTTTTCGATGCGTGCGCCCTAAGTGCGCACAAAGAGAACCACAAAACGGATATTGACTATGATAATACTGATTGACAACGGCCACGGGAAGAACACCGCTGGCAAGTGCAGCCCCGACGGACGGCTGCTCGAATATGCATGGGCGCGTGAGATAGCACAGCGTATAGTGGACGCTCTGAGAGCGAGGGGATATGATGCCCGTCGCATCGTCACGGAAGAGCGGGACATATCGCTATCGACACGCTGCAAGCGCGTGAATGACATCTGCAAGCAGGTTGGCGCAAAAAACGTCATCTGTATATCAATCCACATCAATGCTGCCGGAGCTGACGGGAAGTGGCACAATGCGAGGGGGTGGACAGGCTGGGTGTATTCATTCGCCAGCGCGAACAGCAAGAAGCTCGCACAGGCTCTATATGCGCAGGCTGAGAGACACAACCTCAAAGGCAACAGGTTCGTCCCGCCCTGCAGGTACTGGACTAAGAACCTTGCTATGGTGCGTGACACCAACTGCCCGGCTGTCTTGACTGAGAACCTGTTCCAAGACAACAAAGAGGACGTGGAGATACTTCTGAGTGAGAGAGGAAAGCAAGCCATCGTAGATCTGCACGTCGATGGCATCATAAACTACCTAATCGGCTAAAGCTATGAAAAAGGCTCTCCTAATCATTTCGGGCGCGGTACTCGCGTTTCTCATCGGCTATATGTTAGGCAGACCGCATGGAGAATTGAAGCCCCGTACAGAGGTCGTAACAGATACCGTCATCGACACCATATCTTTCTACATGCCTGTCCCGCGTGACAGCGTTGTACTGAGATACGTCACCGTTCGCTTGCCTGTCTCACAGCCAAAGGACACACTTTCGGCTGAAAATTATGCGCAAGATATGGCTCAGAATATGCATGACAGCATCGCTGTAGAGCTACCAATCACTCAGAAGCACTATTCGGACAGCTGCTATGATGCGTGGGTAAGCGGCTACATGAGCCAGCTCGACAGCATCAAGGTACGCCAGAGGACGGTCAATAACACCATCACGATACGAAAACCGCCCAATAGATGGGCTGTAGGCATCACGGGGGGCTATGCGCTCACTCCGAGCGGCCTACAGCCGTACATCGGGTTCGGCGTGACATACAACCTGTTGAGGAAATAAAATCTTTTTGTTCATACGTGGAGTGCGGTAGCCTGTGACGGGTAGCCGCATTTCTTTTGCCCCAAAATTTGGGCGTTTGGGAAAGAATGACTAACTTTGCACCCGCAAGCGGACGCGAAACCGCTATGTTACTTATCTGATTACATAATCAGAATTGCGTTACGCCCCGCTGTCCGCGATGGATAAAGCGGGGCTTTTCTGACAGATTTGTTGCGTGATTGTTGCTCGATGCGGATTTGTTGCTCCGCAAGTTCCTGTAATACAACTGATATTCAGCAACATACAACATTTTGCGTCGGCAAATAGGTTTAGTTTAGTCCTCTTTATATAAAGCTGAGTAAACCAAATCGATTACCAAAGGATTAAAAAAGAATTTTTCAGTTATAATGAATTAAATACATCTTGTATGATAAACCCAGAAATTCGTAGGTTACACATGCTTAAGAAAGCGCATGCAAAATCCAAGGTTAGGGCAATAAAGAAGAATGCAAAAATAACATCTTTTGATGTTCTGTATGAGCATGGTCGTTGCTTAATTTGTGGAAAAAAGGATGCCTCAAAAACTAATTCTCACCTAGTACCAAGTTTTCTGGTATCTATGTATGATAGTTACGACAATTCCGGAAAACGAGACAGAGACTTACAGATATCGATTACAGATATTGGCAGGTCAACATATGTTGGTGCAATACCAAGTACAAAATACGAGGATATTTTTAATGAGGATAGCCTTAATGACGAGAAGCGTATTGAGGAATTGAAAAAAAATCCAGATGCAATAGATTACGTATTTTGTCCTACATGTGAAAAACTATTAGCGAATCTCTTAGAATCTCCATATGCTGACGCATTTAAACAAAACAAAGGAATTGATGGTTCCATAGCTTATTATTTCTGGATATCTGTTATTTGGAGAATGAATTCTTGTCGCAAGAACTACGGATTCCAACTAGATAAATCAACATCAAATGCTCTACATGAAATGCTGTTATCATACCTTGACAATAATGGTCAGCTCAACGAACGAAACCAACCAAATCCAGATATCTTTAAATACAAATTACTATATTGTCCAAATTATTGCAAGGATACTCAAAAAGGATTCCAATACTGTAATTACAAGAACAGTGTACTCACTTTTATAATATCAGATTTTATATTGATAGGTTACTTAGGAAAAACAAATAATCTACCAAACAACTATATGTTCGATATTATTAGCGATACCATAAAAAAGGCTGATTATAATACAGGTAATGAAGAAACTGAAAACAAATTGATTATTGATATAAAAGTTATGGAGTCAGTAATCAGTACCTTTATCAAATTTGCCGTAAAGATTAAGAAAAAGCACTATGTCAGAGTTATTTCCATGCTCTGGAAGCAGTTGAACATTCCTATTCGACTAACAGAGTCTATAATGAAGGAAATATTTTTTGAGATATTTTCAGAAGAGACAAAATTAGCTGAGCGTGAAACTGTACATAGCATTGCTATAGCAATTGAATCAGTATTAAAAAAACATGGAATAATGAAACTATAGTCAACAATTGATATGAATACCAACAAATGAATACATATACTTATAATGGAAAAGGCGAGTTCCTTGGCTGTGGAGCGCTCAATTGGTCAAATTGGCTTGTGGCGCTTATTGGGGCTATGGTGTGTTGCCTCAATATCGGTGCACAAAACTTGCTCGTAAGGCCATATCCCTTTGTCCGTCAGTTATACACTAATCATATTTATGAAATCTTTAAAGATCAGGAGGGCTACATCTGGATAGGCACCACGGCAAGTCTGCAGCGGTGGGATGGACATTGGCTCATGAACTTCCGCAACACTGATGAACACACACACCTACTTGCCGACAACAACATATCCAACATCGCTGACACCCGCCAGCTCCTGTGGATATGTACCAGGGGGGGCTTAACTCTTTATGACAAACACAACGGTCATTTCTTTCCACCGACAGACAAGCGGATTCTCAATAAATGGATCAATGGAATCTGTAACGACAACGCAGATGGCATGTGGCTGGCCATTGGAACAGAATTGTATCATTGTAATGCAACGTGCACCAACATCGAATCAGTTAACCCTTTTGGCAAGCAAAAGGGAAAGTCTCATATCAATGCCATTTACACTGACAGCAAAGGTTTTCTATGGGTGTTGTGCAGTGATGGGAAACTGATGAGAGGACGTGACGGCAGGTTCGTTGTCGTTCCATCCATACCCAAAGGAATTGCTTGCACTATGTTTGAAGATGCTGATGGGCACTATTGGTTCGGTACTTGGGGACAGGGATTGTGGCAATATTTACCGGAAGGAGACCGAGGCACAGGCGAATGCTGGGTGCAACATCACGTGCAGAATGATGAAACAGGAAGCGAGGAAGGTATCTTTTTCTGCATACAACAAGACAAGGCAAAGCGCTGGTTATGGATGTTGTCGTACAAGAAACTCTATGTTTTCCAATATGATAGTGGAAAACTGACCCCCATAGACCTGACAGCCTATTTGTCGCCACTGCATGACTACACCAATATGATATGTGACAATGTGGGCAATATCTGGCTGGCTGCCAACGACGACAGTTCCATTATCAGTTTTGACTCTTCTGGAATACTTGGCTTTCGTACACTTCAGTCATCATGGCAGACTGATGGAGACCTCTATAATGTATATGCGGATGGCAACTATATCTGGCTGAACTGGCAACGCAACGGCTTGCAGTTGTACGATAGGATACAAAACGAATTGACCAGCTTGCACAACTTGAATCTGCCAGAAATGTCGGTTATCCGACCATCACGTAGCACGGCAGCGGTTTGGGTGGCGCAGAAATACTATTCTACTGCTTACCGCCTTACCCATCAGCAGGACAGGGTGACCGTAGATGACAAGGTGGACTTGGAGGCGGTGCTTAAAGACTCTCGTCCAATCATAGATCTTGTTGAAGATAGACAAGGCGACGTGTGGATGCTGACGCCCCGTCATCTTGCCGCAAGGCTCAATGATCCTGACAGGTCGATAGCCATTGTGGACATTAAGGACCCAACCGCCATTGCCCAATCCCCCAAGACGGGCACACTATTGTGTGCTGCAGGGAAAAACCTTCATCGGTGCAAGGCTGAAGAACGATACCTGACCATCGGCAACGTGACAACGCTCGACATGTTGTCAGACAATGAGAAGGTGATAGCTATGAGTCTTGACAGCAACGACTGCCTCTGGCTGGCTACATCCATGGGGCGGACCTTCTTTAGCGACCGGGACATGAAGAAATTCAAACCTTCGCCAGTCGATTCATTGCTGAACGACGGACTTATTGAGGACATACTCTCCACGCCAAACTCTGTTTGGCTGATGAACGTCAAGAAGGTTGTGTGCTTTGACTTGCGGCGACAGACTGCCACCGTCTATCAGACAACCGAGGACCTCGTCAATATCCTCAGTTTTCGGCATCGAGCAATCTGTCAAGATGGAGACGGGGTGTTGGCTGGCGGATATGGCGGATTCACTCACTTGCCTGAACTGCGGAAAAATAAAACAGTCCCAGTTGTGCCACCAGTGCTTACCGATGTGCTGGTGGATGGGAAAAGTATCTTTTTTAGCGGTAATGGCGCATCCGAAAGTTCCTTCAGTCATGTGGTTTTGCCTTCTGATGCCCACAACATTGAGCTGCGCCTTTCACAACTGGCTTACTATGCCGGAACCCAGCAACGCTTGCAGTATCGTCTGAAAGGATTAGAAGATAGATGGTCGGAACTGGAATCGGCATATCCTCATGTCGAAATATCGTCACTCCCCTGCGGAACCTTCAAACTGGAAGTGCGAATTGCACAATCTGATGGTCGCTGGAGTGAACCTCTATTTGTGACCAAAGTGAAGAGGCTTCCTGCATGGTACGAGACAGCGCTGGCTCACATCCTTTATCTGCTCCTGGCTTTAGCAGCGCTGGCCGGTACGACGTGGTTCATTCTACGCCGGCACAGACGCAAAGTGGAGACAGAGGTGTTGCAGGCCAAGGTGTCTGCCATTACCGCAGATCATCATCTCACCGATAAGATGATAGCCATTATAGACCATCACCTCGACGACTCTGACTTTGGACTGGAGCAACTGTTGGCAGAGATAGGCATGAGCAAGAGCACACTCTACCGCCAGCTGAAGACCGAGACCGATATGACACCATCTGACTTCATACGGAACATACGCCTGAAACGTGCCTGCGAGATGTTGTTGTCGCAAAAGATGACGGTGGCGGAGGTTGCGTATGCCACAGGTTTCTCTAACCCGAAATACTTCACTCGATGCTTCAAGGATATGTTTGGCAAGACGCCTACGGAATATATCCGCAGTCAGCAAAAGTCGAACGGGGAGCTTGATGGACAAGGGGCAAAAATGTCTCAAAACAGGGGTCAAATCGTGTCATGATACCCCTGTTACCCCACTATAAGCCTATTTTGAACCTTTTTATGTTGCTATGAGGGTATTTTTGCACCATCATTTCAACACATCTAACATCTAAAGGTTTTATCAAAATGGCAAAGAAAATCAATCTTATCTCGGCATCACAAGCAGCTGCTTGTATGATGTCACTCTTTCTTGCACTGCCTGCAACGGAAGCCAGAGCAGACGAGCTGAAGCCTGTAACTACCGTATGGGTTTCTCTTGATGGAAACGACGCAAATAACGGTTCGCAAGATCAGCCTCTGGCAACGCCACAGAAGGCTTTGCAGTTGGTGAGGGAAATGCGACAGTCGGACAGCGGAAAGTCGCTTGGAGAGGTACACATCGTGCTTAAGGGTGGAACTTATTATCTGAGCAGCACTTTGGTGCTGAATAAGGATGACAGTGGAACAGCGGACTCGCCAACCATCATTGAGGCTGAAGAGGGACAAAATGTGGTGCTGAGTGGCGGAGCTGTGGTCAGAAACTGGGAACTAACGGAAAACGTCGTGGGATTGCCCCAAATAGCACAGGGGCATGTATGGAAAGCCACCATTCCTCAGACAGGGAACGCAACTGTTCCTTTTCGACAGATGTGGATTGGCAATAACAAGATGCGACGTGCCAGCACATTCGACAAACTCTCACTGCCTCGAATCTTTTCGGTGAACAAGTCCAAGGGGGAACTCATTGTTCCGCGTCCAACACAGAACTTCGCTAATGACAAAGGGTTGGAGATGACCATTATCCAAGACTGGGTAACCAATGTGATGCGGGTGGAAGAAATCACCTCGGCCGGCGAGCACAGTATTTTCACCTTCAAGAATCCCGAGAGCGCCATTGAATTCAAGCGGCCATGGCCAATCCTTCGCGCTGATGCAAGCAGCTCCACCAATCACATGTTCTACCTCTCCAATGCGATAGAACTGCTCAATCGGCCACAAGAGTGGTATTGCGATGGAGAGCAGGGCGTGGTGTACTACTGGCCTCGTAGAGGTGAAAATACCGAAACAACAGAAGCTGTCGTGCCAGTGCTGGAGACCATCGTCAACATTTCGGGAGACAGCGAAAAGAAAATAGAGAACATTGCATTCCGCGGCATCACATTTGCTCATAGCTCATGGCTACGCCCTTCGCTGGAGGGACATGTGCCACTGCAGGCTGGGCAATGGCTCTACGATGCCTATACTGATGCTTCTTCACGTGCTGGTAATGTGGCATGGGTGGGACGACCAGCTTCGGCCGTCAGCGTCAGCAATGCACGTTCCCTTTCCTTTGAAGACTGCCACTTCACACAGACAGCATCTACTGCCATTGACTTTGTGGCTGGAAATAAGCAAATGCTGGTGCGTGGCTGCACATTCAGCGACATTGGCGGAACAGCCATCTTGGCTGGATACTTCGGCGACAAGACTTTTGAAGCCCACGAACCCTACAACCCCAGCAATACCGATGTTGTTTGTGAGGGCATCGTCATCGACAACAACTATATTGCTCATCCGGCTACTGAAGACTGGGGATGCTTGGGTATTTGCATCGGTTATGCCTCAAATGTCACTATCAGTCATAATGAGATATACGACACACCTTATTCTGCTATCAGCATGGGATGGGGATGG